TTTTTTTTTCTTTTGAATCACAAGCAGAGAACTTGTGAAAAGTAAATAAATAAAATAAATAAAATAAATCAAAAAGATACAACCCTACTATAAAGGGAATAATCCTGCGATATAAGTATCAATGCGTCAATACCCAATTCAACATCCAAATCTCCAACGCTCAACCTAAGTCGAACACACTGAGCCAAAATAGAAGGAACCCCTGCTATTTTATACGAAGAGACAGAGTCAGCGAAGGAAACAAACCGTTCCCTTCTCTCCTGATCACTAACTTTAAATTTCGAGTCACCCGTACGGGCATTTATTTCCCCTAACAACTCTATCCTCTTGATGGGATCAGGAGCGAACACAACACAATCATCAAGAATAACCACATATCCAGAACTAAAAGTTGGAATTTGATCAAGAATAACTTTGGCGTCAAGATTAAAAATATATGACATTCTTAACGACGCCTCACCAGGCTCAATACTAGTAACACCTATAAGATTATCGTCACCTTTACCGACCATAAATTTGATCCTATCATAGCCTATAGATCTCCCAGCACTAATATAATTATAAATCAAATTTCCAAACATGGTGTCAGCGGCCCCAGATTTACGCTGATAAGCTATAACAAAAGCTAAACCCAAATTTCTAGACCGCACATTACCTACATAGCTCTCCTTAAACATATCGATAATTTCCATATCTACACCAAGCCTTCGCATCATAACAGCTTCAATAGCTTGGGCTAGGAGACCCTGCGACTTGTCATACTTTGAAGAATCAATTTCAACAATCTTAGACCCTAATAATAAAGGCCTGATAGAAGTAAACCATTCAGACAGTTGTTGATCGGAAATTCGCCCGGCGCTTTTATACTCATGTTTCAACATAGAATCAAATGTATTAAAAGCTGTACGAAATACACTAGTAAAAAGTGCGTTAGTAGAAGCATCATGATGAATAACAACTTGTCCTTGAGGTAACTCATGTTGCGCGGCAACATTTTGTTTCTGCTTAATTCTACCCTTGAGAATGGTATTGTATTTCTCCAGGTTAAGGGACAAAATCTCATTAGGACACTCCCCCATCAAGGTCTCTTTAAACCTCTCGTTACGAGTAGACAACCAATCACAATAATCCAATGCATTAAATCTAGTAGGGTCCCTTTCTTTTGAAGCTAAAATCTCGGTAGCACTGGGAATCATGGCACGCTGGATGAACTCATCAACAAATTTCTCAGCCATAGAATATACATCAGTAACCATTTGCAAATCCGAC